ACATGTATTAGCCTCTTTCACTAACTGACTTAACTTTTCATCCTCACTTATGAATTTTGGTAAATATTTCTTTTCTACAGAACGAACAAACATAGTTGTTAAAACAAATATGCCTGCCAGGAATGCAATTTTAAAATACTTCCATCCAGCACCAAGCTTAGCTGAAATTGTATCAGTCATTTGTTGTTTACAATCGGTCAAATAATTCCTAATCGATAGAGCATAATTTTTATAATACGTATAATTTTGTTCAATCCATAAATTTTGTGGGGGGGGAATAACATTTAATTTCTCCAACACTTTAGACATACCGTTTTTAACAGCATACATAAAGTTCATTAATGTCGACTCATGTTCGTTTCCGAAAAAGAGAGCACTAATGAAATGTTGCATAACTGCCCAACGCGAAAGACGAGCGGCAACTACTGCTACAGCAGGTAGTACACCGATCTGAGCTTCAGCGATGAGCGGAAATTCAACAATATCGGGTGTTTCAAATGTTGGGGGGGGAGTTTCATCTAACCATTGGGGATTACGGTACGCCTCTAAATATTCTGATGAATCAACATGACGAGCAAATCGAGTACCCAGAGCGTCAGAACATTGAGTGACGACGTCTTGATACGACATATTTGTTTGTATAGTTTTTCCATCGAACACAGAGAAGCGTTCAAATATATAAACTTCGAGATTGTTAGTTGTTAAATTTTTATTATTTGGACCTACCAGGATGCGAGCAGCAGCACGAGCTTTTGCGGCATCTAATTTAAAACATTGCTGACCAGACGCATTGATATAATACTCACGGAATTCAGGTTTAATCGAAACTCTATAAGCATAATCAATACGTCTCTGAACAGCTTCGGGACAATTGAGAGATTCAGTACGGATTACATCTAAATTGGAGGATAAAAATACAAATTTGGCATTACAAAATTTATTTGATTTGTCTTCGACGGATGACATGTGCAATTGGAACGGGAAAGCGTTCGTCACACGGATCATCTCAAAGAGTTCAACGTTGGGGTTAGCCGCAGAATCCTTCTTCTGAAGAAAATCATCGTAAATTAAGTATTCTTGATCATCGTAACCATCCCAATATTCATTCTCAGCGATACGAGCGTGTATGTTCTGTTGCCAATCCTTAGGAACAGGACCAAACACGCGCATCATATCAATGATAAAGGGATAAGTCATACCAGTTTTACCTAAACCAGTTGAACCAGTAAACCAGGCGACAATAGGCTCCACACGGAGTAAGTGCTTATTGGCACCAGATTTAAAAGCGGCATCACTTAATTTGATAGCACCAGGCAACAACGAGCGAATTAAATTTAAATTGGCGGGAGCAAGTTTTAAACGAGTACATTCTTTAATTAATTTAACACCACGAGGGTAAAGCTTAGAAGCAGCTGTCATTGTTTCAATATCACGGTTAATTTCATTTCTTTCCATATAACCGGCATATTTCGCAACATCATCAGCCCAAGCCGTAACCTCATCGAGCATTTCTGAACTTACAAATTTATTGGTGTGACCTAAAAATTTTTCCTCTATAAATGAATGAGCTTGTCCTACCACGAGATCCAATTTGGACCACATAGTTTCGATACCAGAGATCATCTTCGGAAAACGATCCATGCGTAAAGCAAATTCATCTACAGTATGTTTACCAGGGAGAGTGCCTACAAAAATACAGTATAAAGATAAAAATATTGACTTAATTATATTAAATTGACTACCACTTAAAGATTGAGCGACAGGCATTAAAAATAGAGACCTAACAGTAATAATTAATTGAGTAATGATATCAGAAGCTAAACCAGCAGCTCCGATAACACCACATAGATTTACACAAAAGTCTTGAAGAGACAATTTGTGAGTTGAAAAACGATATAAGTTATATATAGAAGTCATTGAAGCGATAATTTTACGTTGATATTCATTAACAGTTAATTGATATTTATCAGATAATGCTTTAGACAATTCAGCAAACAAACTCAAGGATTTATTAATAGCGTCATTAAGGCTTCCATCAATCGTATGATTGACAGAGATACCTATCTGAGGCTCAGCAATAAAGCG